TAACAAACTAGACGCATTAGATGGTCAAAAAGAAGTTAATGCTAAGATAGCTAAATTTATAGAATCTAAAAAACTAAGCATAATGTATATACCGAGATCTTTTGGTAGAAGAGTTGTTAGAGAGAAACACTATGATAAGATGTCAGATATGTATAAGAAAAACAATAACGGTGATGACTTATATAGAGTACATCCACAGTTAAGACCAGATAATAAAAAGGAAAGACCTGGTTCTCATTATCATATGGATGATTTCACTAAGATACCTAGAAATATGAACGGTTTTACACAGCTAAAAGTAAGGTTACCTGATGGTAGAGTTGAGGATAACTTTATAGGTGTTGTTATAGATGATAAGAAGGCTAACTTTAAAAATGTAAATACTATTAATATTCAAAAAGGTACTAAAAATGCATTACAAGATGCTTTTGATAATTCAGGGCCTAGAATAAGAAGGTATAAAGATGGATCTTCATTTAATCTTAATTGGTCAATAAGTTCTATGCAAAAAACAGATATTGAAACTAAATTTGTGACTACACTACATGAATTAGGTCATCAAATTCATTATCATGCTGTGAAAAATGGTTTTAGAAAAGAAATGTTTGATAAATTAACTGTTTATGGAACTTCTAAACCAGAAGAATATTATGCTGAACTGTTTGCTGCATATGCAACTAATAGGAATGAACTTAAAAGACTATACCCAAAATTAGCTAAGTTGATGGATGATATGTTAGATGAAGCTATTGAGTCTACTAATAAAGTAAAACTTAGTATGTTTGGTGATAAATATGTAGATTAAAATAAAGGATTATATTATGGCAAAAGAGTTATCTAAACAATTTGATAAAGCTTATGAATTGTTAAATAAAAAAATTGACCCTAGAAAAATAAGGGTTGAAATGGACAAGTTACGTAAAGATGTACCAAAAGATGAATTAAAATTTTTTGATGATCTTTATGATACTGTCATTAAATAAAAAGAATTTATATTTGTTTATAAGTATAGATTCATTAATAAATATAACAAGGGCCGTGTCCCAAGGAGAAGATAATGAGTGAAGAAATAAAAGTACAAGAAGACACTAAAGTAGAAGAAACTAAAGTAGATAATACAGATATTAAAAGCCTGGTTGATGCTGAAGTTGCTAAAGCTATTAAAAACATTAAATCTAATTTAGATAATGCATACAGTGAAAGAGATAATGCTCTTGCTGCTGTTGCTGAAGCTAAAAGTGAAAAGCAAAAAGCTGAAATAGAAGCCTTAGAAAAACAAGGCAAGCATTCAGAAGTTATGCAAATGAAAATAGCTGAGATGAGTGCTAAACTTGAAACTTATGAACAAAAGAACACAGAATTAAGCAGAGATAACGCTGTGCGTTCTCAACTTAACTCTTTAAACTTCAAATCTGATAAAGCCGCTAATATGGCATATCAAGATATCGTAGGAAGTTTAAAGAAAGATGCTACTGGAAATTGGGTACATGAAAATGGACTAAGCATTAGTGATGCCGTGTCATCATATTCTAAAGACGATAATAATGCGTTTTTATTTTCAGTTAAAGCAAATGCAGGATCTGGAATTAATCCAGCTAAGCCTGCTTCAGGAAACAATCCTGTCAAATCTATAAAAGAGATGTCAACTGACGAACTACTTGCTAATATTGAAAAGGGTAACGTTAAAGTTGACGGAGACTGGGCTGAATAAGCTTAATCTTTTATAATAATAACCGAGGCAATAATGCCTCAATAATAATAAAAGGAAAAAACAAATGACTGTAACAAGTTCAAATTTTAATAACATTGCTAAGGCAATTTCTGCTTACGCTCAAGCTGAAAGAACTGATGCTGCGTTATTAACTTCAACTGCTTTAGTTGGTTCTGACGCTAGAATTACTGATTCAGGTGAAAATTACACAGGTACACTAAGATGGTTAGATTTTGCTGATCCATCAACTTCTTACAAACAATCAGAGACTATTACTGATGCTAACATTAACTTAATGTCTGCTTCAAACAAGTCTGCGGTTTATGTAAAAAACATTGATCACGTTGGTGCTCAAGAAGCTTCAATTCAAAAACTAGTATCTAAAGTAGATGGTTTATCTTACTTAGGTTCTCAATTCGCTGCTGTAAGAGCAAGAAGAGAAGACCTACAATTAAGATCAATCTTAAACGGTGTTTCTGATAAAATTTGGGGTGCTACTACTGTTGGTGCTTCTGATTCTGAAGCTGTTGTAGGAACTTTCGGTTACTACACTGGTTCTGATTCAGGATCTAATCCAGCAGCGTTATTTGCTACTGAAACAAATGCTAATAAAAGATCTGCTTTCTTCGATAAACTATTTGATGCAATGACTGCAATCAAAGGTGAATACGAAGAGCCTTTTTACTACCTAGTAGTTGACACTTCTACTTACAACATTATGAGAAAACAAAACGTTCTTGATGTTGCTCCAGTAGTTGATGGTAACTTTAGTTTTAACACTATTATGGGTGGTAAAATCAGATTAGTTATTAACAACCAAGTACTAACAGCTAACATGCCTTCAGGTTTAAAAGTATCTTACTTAGCTAAACCTGCTGCATTCCATTACAGCGAGATCGCACAAGTTAATCCAACAGCGGTTGACAGAAACGAACTAGCTGGTAACGGTGGTGGTGCTGTAACTATCCTATCAAGATGGGGTAATATCATGCATCCTAAAGGGTTCTCATGGGCTGGATCTGCAACTGCATATCCTGCAAATATCGACCTAGCTGATGCTGCTTCTTGGTCTGTTCACGCAACTAACGTTAACCAAGTAGGTATATTCCCTATATTCCACGGTTAATTATTATAACTATTAGATACGGAGAAATATAATGGCTTTACAAAAAGGAACTAACTCTTTTGTTAGTATACAAGAATCTGATGAATATTTTGAAAATAGATTGAACTCAGAAACTTGGTTTGCTAATGACGGAGCAGTTGAACAAGCTTTAGTAACAGCCACTGGAATTCTCGATGACATGGATTGGGGCGGAACGGCTACGCCTACTGCCTCATACCCGTTATCGTGGCCCAGAGATATTACATTTTATGATAATAAATCTGGCTACTTTGTAAGTGTAGAAGATGATAGATCGACTACATTTGAAGGTACTATTCCAGGAGATATCAAAAAGGCGACTTTTGAGTTAGCACTTCATTTATTAAACAATATGAAGACACAAGAAAGTAATGCTTCAGGTGAAAACAAAGTTAAAGACTTAACTGTTGGTGCGGTAAGATTAATATTCGACATAAACAGTGGAGTTAAAAACTTTAAAGAATTACCTGATAGTATTGTTAATTTGTGTAATAAATATTTAAATGAAATGTCTACAACTCAATCTCGTGGTGTCCGAGTTAGTGGAGGTGCTTAATGAGTTTTAAAACACTTATAAATAGTAACGTCACTAACGCATTTTCTTTGGTTGGAGATTTAGCTACGGATGTACAGTTTACAAATGTAACCGTTACTGGTTATGACTTTGGTAATCAAACTGTAAATTCAACAGCTATTGCTCCTATTACTATCAAAGGTATTATAACAAGTAGTTATAGAACTAATGATGATAAGCCGAGAATAAATGCTGATATAATATTAAAGTCTTCTGATATTGATTCTAAGGTTATTGACAATTATGATTCTGTCATATTTGGCGGTAACACTTATTCAATTAATAAATATGATGACAATGGTTTTATAATAAACATTACAGTAGGAAGGGAGGCTTAACATGGCGACAATAACACAATTATTAACGTCTGTTGAATCTCTATTTACAACTACTGAATGGACATCGCATAATATCAAAGCATTTCCTGCAAACTACCAAGGCGAATTAAAAGCTGATGAGTGGGTTCGGGTTAGTGTATTGCCTTTTTCTTCAGAGTTAGTTTTTAACACTGATGTATCTGCTAACGGTCAAATAGTATGTCAAATTTTTGTACCTTCGGGTAAAGGAATGAAACGTGCTTATGAGATCGCTGATATATTAAAAAACTTACTAGATCGGAAAGAAATTTCTGGGTATCTGCAAACAACTAATAGCTTTATAACAACAGTTGGAGTTGACGTAAAAGATTCAAGTTTATTTAACGTGAATTATACCGTCAATTTCATTTCAATTAACTAATACAATATAAGGAAAAAATACAATGGCTCTAATAAGTAATATCGGTGCTGGAATTTTCACAAAGCTTAAATTCAAAGCTGACAGTTCTTACTCTTTACCAACAGATGATTCATCTCACCAGACTTTCATATCTGGAAGTGGAGATTTTAATGGTTCTACAGAAGTAAGTTCAATCAGAGAGTTTCCAAGTTTTGGTAAACCCGCTAATATCGTAAACGTACCACAGTACGGACAATCTGTAAGTTCTCAAATTCAAGGACAAGCTGATGCTCCTACTATGGAATTCACTATTAACTATGTACCAAGTGTACATGGTGCTATTCAAGCATTAGTTCAAGATGGTAACACTTACGTGTTTCAAATTGACGTAAAAAATGCTGAAACTGGTGATAACGGTGCTTTCTATGTAAAAGGTTCTTTTGCTTCTTTTGAAGTAACACCATCTTTAACAGATAGTAACCAAGCTACAATTACTATGTCAACTCAAGGGGACTACAAAGGTCCGTTTGCTGAC